TAAAAGAGTATCAACGTCTTAAAGCTGATGAGCAGAAACAATTGTCATGGTCTGCCAAGCGGGAACTATCAAAGATAAACTATCGCATTCACACGGATGCTATCAAAGTAAATCTCATTCCTGCGGAAGTGACTCGTGAGCAAGCTGCCATGAAATATGCTGATGAAGCGGATGTACTCAACATAGCCATGTTCGGCATAACTGCGAAACAATGGCGTGAGCAGAATCCCGACAAGAAAGGCAACATTCGTGACTATGCCAGTATTAATGAACTTATCTGTCTCTCAAATATGGAGAATCTCAACGCTGTATTTATCAATGATGGTATGGCGCAGTCTGAGCGACTTATCAAACTCAATCAGATTGCCATTCAGCAGATGAAAATTCTTGAAGATACAGGCGGAAGAAACTTATTAAAATAAAGATGAATATGGCAATAAAGGATTAGGATGGAAATACGGTGGGATGCATTTTTATCTGCTGCATCCCCCTATGTAAATGCATATATTTCTTGTAGCGGCTTTAAACTTTGTCTTCTATCTTTGTGAATAGGCATTTCCCTTTTCTATAATCGTTGGGAGAAATTCTTTTTTTGTCATCAAATTCTAATTTATAGTCTTCAACATCCCATTCCCAAGCTTCTAGCATTACATAATGTTGGTCATATAGAATCCAAATGAGTTTATCCCAAAGATAATTCGTTGCTTTAGGAACCATTGTGACTTTACTTCCAGGCTTACCACTTGGTCTATTTGCTTTTACCTGGTATCTTTGATGATTAAAAACAAAATCTGCACCTTTACTTACTGCGGTTTTATCCTGCATGTAATCAGAATAATCACTTTCTGACATTCCAACTAACATCGCTGCATCAAATTCAGATATAACAGAAGTAATCTGTGGAGCAACACCATATTTTGATTGCCATTGCAAGGCAATCTCAACAAGTTTATCTCTTAACATAATAATCCATTTCTTGATATTTGCTATATATTAAAATCAGCAAAATTATTTTCCGATGCACCATACGTAACCAACTGAATGTCAGTTATTTAACATAGGCTTGAGCCATATGAAAGCCGGACTAAAATGTAAGGATTTTTATCTCTTTAATTGTCTGATATTCAGTGCTTTTTAGTCCTACTTTCCTACTTTTTTCAAGTATCTTTTTAAGCCCTTTTCTACGCCTTTCACTTTCCCACGCAAATAATGAATGTCGTTGATTCTCAATCGATTAAGTACTGACGTGCTATTTGTGAGCCGCTTTCCTTCTGAATGAAAAGAATGTTGATTATCAGCTACTTACGATTTTCGTATTTTCACTTAATTTCACTTGATTTCATTCATTTTGTATGTCATATATCTTTACAAACACCCATTTTTAGGGGGTTGAAGATTTAACATATTTAACCTTTATAAACACTCAAAATCTGCATTTTCGTGCTAAAACGTAGTTTTTTATCATTTTTGAGAGGTCGGCTTTTATCTGAATAAATCTGCCATCGTCAGCTGGCATTGGATGTCATCAGAATAGCCGCCCGGCGCAAGTCCATAGGAGGTGATCATCGTGATGAGTACCGTTTTCTCGGTGCCTGTTTCCCTGATGAAGGTCTCCCTTCGGTTGCGGATGCGGTTGTCCTCGTCTTCTGTAATAACGTAAGGGGCGTTGGTATATTTCATCTCACAGAGATTAATTGTATCGTCATTTCTGTCGATGAGCATATCTATCTGTGCTCCCTTCGTTAGCGTCTTGCCGGTTACAGGGTCTTTTGTTCCCTTGTAAGACCAGGAATGTACGCTGCTCACAACGGCTGAGAAGCCGAGGGCTGCCTTGATCTGGTTGACGTGCTGCATACAGACGCGCTCGAATGCTCTTCCTGCCCAACCGTAATGGATGGATGAACCTGCGGATGAAGACCAGAAATGCTCATCCCCATTCGTGTTCTCCGATATGAAATCAAAGTAGAATAGGGTGTAGTTGTCTATGAGTTGGAAGGTCGCATCCTTCGTTTTCTTGCCGATGGCTGTGAACTTGCGGATGAAACCGCACTGCTCCAGTTCCTGCAGCGCTTTCGAGAAATCTGCGTTGTCTGAGAGTTTCGACGCTTTCAGCAACTCTTCTCTGAGCAGTCCCTGTTTCTTCTTGGCAAGCGCTGTGATGATAGCTATGTGACAGCGTGGCTTCTTGAACAGTGAAGCGTAGAGAGCATCAAACTCTTGTGTGAGTTCTCCGCCTGGCTGGAAGAATATCCGGTCGAAATTCTGTGCTACGCTCATTCCCTTTTTCAGGAAGCTCCAATAGTATGGGATTCCTCCCAAGGCCATGTAAGCTTCGAGAATCTGCCGGTCCTTGTAGCCCAGATTCTTTGCTTCGCAATACTGCTTGCACTCTCTGAGGGTGAATGGTTGCAGCAGAACCTTGCATGTAAGACGGTTGTGAAGACCGCCGTAGTTCATGACCACATTGTCGATGATCCATGATGTGGCGCTTCCGCAGATGATCAGGATAAGGTCTTTTCTCGTAGAAGCCCATGCGTTCCAGAAATGGTCGAGTGAACGGACGAAATTGGATTTTGTCGTGTCCATCCAAGGAAGTTCATCGATGAAGATGACCTTCTTCTCCTCGTTTTCCGGGAACGTCTTCAGGAAATTCCACAGCAGTCCAAATGCCTCAGACCATGTCTTAGGCATTGCGCATTTTCCCATTCCGGCAAGATAAAGAGATTCGCGGAAGTCGCTTAACTGCTGCCTGCGAGTGGCTCCGTATGTGCCGGTATGCTGGAAAACGAAATGGTTCTTGTAGGCCTCTCTGATAAGAAAGGTCTTGCCGACACGTCGTCTTCCGTAAACAGCCACGAATTGTGATTCATCAGAACTCATCAGTCCGTGGAGTGTTGCTATTTCATTTTCTCTGCCTATTAACATATCGTATTCTTTGTTTTATTCTCTATTTATTAGGTGGCAAAGATACAAAAATATATCGATAAGTCGTGGAAATGTATCAATATTTAACAGATTTCCACGGGAAATCGCAACTTTTTTGGTGCTTTGCACCGAAAAGCACGTGGCTTTGAAATGTATTTAGAAACCTATAGCAGTCTGTATTTACCACTTCATAGCCTCCTTAGGAAGCAACGGAATGGCTCCATAGCGCCCTAATAGATAACCCTTGCGGACATCTTCACGAGGCTTGAATTCTGCCAAGGATGTAAGATGAGACGCTCCATCCTTTCCCTTCTCGACAAACCAGACTTCATCAGCTCTGATAAGGTCGAGGTTGAGCAGGTTGCATTCATGAGTAGAGAAGATGAGCTGAGTGTCTCTTCCAGACTCCAGTCCTGAAAAATAGCACTCTAAGATTTTCTGCGAAAGCATCGGGTGCATACTGCGGTCAATCTCGTCGATGAGATAATCAACTTCATTTTGCTTCAAATCAATGAGCATTGGGATGAAGTCAAGCAACCGGATGCTGCCATCAGATTCTTCGCTCAGATCAAATACAACCTCAGTGCCGGAAGTAAGATTTCTGTGAACGGCCTTTTGCTTGTAAATCTCATATCCTCCGTTGGCATTCACCTCGAAAAGAAGCATTTCGCCTCCAACTGTGGCAGCCATGCTGTACGCCTTGCCGTTCTTGGCCTTGCTGAGTATATTGTCAAGCAAATCAGAAGATAAGTTCACATCTTCCTTCTTGATTTTATACAGGCGCACGTCAGAAATGCCCGTGTTGAAGTAGGCAAGAAGCGAGCGAGTCGTTTCCTGCAGCTCATCATTGTTTTCAGTAAGGAAAGAAATTCCCTGAAGTCGTGTGCTTGGGAAGATGATCTTCAAGCCGTCTGCAAACCAGTTCTTGGCCATGCGTATGGTTTCAAGTCCCTTGCCGTTTCTGCGCACATACTCTGAAAGGAAGCTGGAATCAGAAGGAGTACTGTGGGCGATGAACTTCAGGAGCATGGATGTTTCTTCATTTCCATCCACCTTGCCAAACGTGAACTCGTTGCCGTCAACTGTAACCTTTCTGGTGAAAACTTCCTTGTCGGTACGGCTGTTGATTTCAAACAGCCATTCCTCCTTGATTCCTCCGATGGTGAACTCCATGCCATAGGCGAAGCACTTACCCTTGGTCTTGAACTCGATTTCTACCTTAGAGTTTTTCTCTTCGGTATCAGCAAGCTTGAAAGGTTCCACCTTGCTTTGCGGAAAGCTTCCATTGGCTATCTGCTGGAGCAGGGCAATGGCCTTGATGACGTTGCTTTTTCCGGAAGCATTGGCACCATACACGATACCAGCCTTCAGCACAGAAATGTCATCACGCTTCTCTGCACGGGAAACATGAGACGGATGTGCGTTGCTCTTACCTGCCACAAAGCTGATTTGAGTCTCATCCTTGATGGAATATATATTTTCAAATGTAGCTCTAAGTATCATAACAATGTCATTTTCTTATTAATACTGATGCAAAGATAAGCTTTTTTCTTCGAAAATGGGTAGTTTGATGTCGAATACTTGCAAGAATATTGCTTGTTTAACACGCGTTAGTATATATGTGGCTAAGTCTCTTATGTAATCGTTATGATTATGTTCTGGTGTTGTACTATAAATATATGTAAATAAAACTTGCAGATAAAACGGGTTAGATTGCTAGTTAAAAAAGGATAAAAATAGGCGAGCATTTCAACCACGTGGTTGAAATGCTCAATTTTGTATTTGCTTGTGATTCTTTAAATTATGACTTTAAAGAATTACTAAAATGGGCAACTTGTAGAAAAATTTGGATAGTTCAAACTGGAGGAAGCTATAATGCCGAATATGCCTTGTTGTTTAATAATTTCTATTCTAATATCACAATGAGTTTCACTTCGTCTCTTTGGATCTGCATTTCCATAATGCCATAGGGTGACTTGTTATTCGTTTAACGATTGAACTTTCATTGAATAGTAGAATATGTGTCAATGTTTAACTAAGTTTTATGAGAAATAGCCACGATTCTAACACTTGTCGGTATCCTGATGTGACATTTTTTCTTTTTATAAAAGAAAACGCCGGAAAAAGTTGGTGGTTTCGAAATATTTCATTATATTTGCAATTAAAAATATTAAAAGCGGAGAATATGGATTTGACTCATAATATTATTGAATACGTAAACTGCTGCGTTGGCGCTTTTGCGAATCGTTTTAAGCTTTCTTCGGCAGATTCGTACGCCTATTTGCGCAGATTTAAAGGAATAGACTTCCTTGTTGATTGCTATGCGGCTGAGCATACTCTTTCTATAGAGGATGCAGTGGAGGATATTGCCATATTATGTCAAAAGAATGGAGGACGATTAGGATGCTAAAATTATATCATGGTAGCAATGTCGTGATAGATAAAATAGATTTATGTCTTTCACGAAAAGGCAAGGATTTTGGATGTGGATTTTATCTGAATCCAAATGAATCGCAAGCAAGGGAAATGGCAGTTCGTACTGCTCAAAGACTGCAGGAGGGAACACCTGTGGTTAATGCTTACTTGTTTGATGACAGCTTGCTTATGAAAGATTCAACGGTTTTATATGCCGACACGATACGTTATAACTGCCTGATAGTCAACTAGGGAATTTCCGATTTTTACATATATAACACCGAAAATGCACCGAGTTGCGTATCAAACAAGTTACAGATACTCAAACAGTTGTGTGATTGTTATAAAACAAATGTTTGACAAAATGACTCATTTTTCGCAAAACGGTGCAATAAAAATCTTAGTTTTCCAACATTTTTTTGGTAAGCCTATCGATCGTTTTCTGTTGACTCTCGATAGTCTTGTTCTGTCTCTCAACGATTGTCAACAGGTTTCCCTGGTTGCCTTTCGTGAGTTTCTCTCCCATGATTAGGTAATTAGCGTCTACCCAATCGACGGCGTTAATGATCTTCACGATAATGTCGTAACTAGGGGCATTTCTGCCAGATACGATATTTTTGATCGTGGTCCATGGTACACCAATCTTCTTTGCGAATGTAGCAATGGTGTGACCCTCTTTTTCAATGATGCTGTTTACGCGTTCATTGATAGTTTCTGTTACTTCTTTTTCTTTTTCTGTACTCATAATATGTAAATTTCAAACATAATGCTGAAAAATATAAAAATAATCAGCGAAATGTTTGGTAATATCACTGAAATATTATAAATTTGCAGCGTGTTAATAATTCTCATGGTGCAAATATACAAAAAATATCGCACATAACGATGATTTCAAACAAAAATTTTAAAAATATGGGTTTTAGTGAGTACATGAAGAGTCTTCCATACCCTCGTTGTAAGGTCGTGGAAGCACTTGCGGAGAAATGCAAGGTATCTAATAATTCCGTCTATAGATGGATTCAAGGCAAGTCAAAACCAAACGCTCTATGCAGAGGAATAGTCGCTGATTATCTAGGTATGCAAGAGAGCGAACTTTTTCCGGAGGAGTAAGTATGGAGTCAGTCGAGTTTTACAATACACCAGAAGGTGATGTTATGTATAAGCAACTTAGCAAACCTGTCCAGGAACTTACAGCCGACAGCCGCGAAGTTATCGAGGAGATGCTAGACCTAATCAAAACTAGATACCCTCAAGCCTTCAGAGCTCTGTGTGACCAGTATACGGCGAGCGAACTAAATCGCAAGGTGTATGAATTCAACATTGTATCTAGGTTCTGCAGATGTAATTTCGGCGAATATGATGCACATACTCCTGATATCGATGCAGACGGTTTCTTTCATTTTGAGGAAGTCAAGTGTCCGTTACGTGGCGAATGCAGAATGGAGGGTGTCATCTGTAAGCCTAAACTAGACTCTAAGCTTACTGATCGTGAGTTAGATATAGTGGAACTTATATCTAAAGGCTTGCGCGCACAGGAGATCGCAGACCGGCTTTATATATCTGTCAAAACCGTGCAACGACATAGGGAGAATATTAAGGCTAAGCTCCAGCTAAGATCACTAGCACAGGTGGCAGCATATTACCTGGAGCATATAAAAACAAAATAGCTTATGTCTGAGAAATGCGTTATTTGCAAAGAAGGCAGGGCTTGCATTAATGGCCAGTTCTGCCTTAGGTTAAAGAGATATGTCGAATATATAAATAAGCCAATATGTGACTATGAGTAATAAAAAATGGACTAAAAATGAGATAGCATACCTGGTAGAGAATTATGGGAGAATGAGCCTTGAGAATATGGCCATCCATCTCAACCGTTCCGTCATGGCCGTGCGGTTGTACGCTCTTCGACATAGACTAGACGACAAACACCAGGTTGTTAAAGAAAATCGCCTGAAGAAGTTGCTTGAGTATCGCTTCCGTCATCTTGAGGACTTTCATCCAAGCAAGTTCTTTTTTAAGGAGACTGGTATTAACCAGGTGAGATACTGGGATATTTTCTTCGGCCGTAAGGCTATAAAACCAGAAGAGTATAAAGCTGTGGCAGCATACTTCAATATTACGATATCTGAAGCATTCGATTCTCTACAGCTCAATCTGTTCGACTAAACAAAATGAGAAATATGAAAATCAACTCAGACTTCATTAGCGATGTCAAGAGTAAACTTGATATTGTTGATGTGATAGGCGCCTATATTAATCTTCAGAAGGCGGGCATTAACTATAAGGGTATCTGTCCGTTCCATAATGATAGTCATCCTTCGATGATGGTTAATAAGGCTAGACAGACGTACCATTGTTTCGTGTGTGGTGAGCATGGAGACGTTCTGGACTTTCTGCAGAAATACAACCAGATAACTTTTAACGAGGCATTGCGAATAGCTTGCAAGCTCGCTGATGTTGAGTTTCCGGAGCAGGAATCTACTCCGGAAGAAAACGCTGCGTATAAATTGCTTGAATCTCGCCGTATAGCCATTGCTGCTGCCGCAAAGTTCTACCAGGGCAATATCTCGCAAGCGGAGAGCTTCCTTAAAAAACGCGGTTACGATTATACAGATAAGGTGCTTGCAGAATATGGAGTGGGCTATGCTCCGAATGGTAATGTAGCGATGAAGTATCTCGTGGAGAATGGGTACAGTCTGCAGATATTGGAAGATGTTGGAGTCGTAGGTAAGTCTCAAGACGGGAGAAACTATGACTTCTTTAGAGACCGCGTGATGTTCCCGTTTTACGATGTGTCTGGAAGAGTCGTTGCGTTTTCCGGAAGAATTGTCACTCCGAATGATAAAATTGGCAAGTACGTCAATACCGGAGAGACGCCCATTTTCAGAAAAGGTCGACATATTTTTGGATTGTTTCAAGCGAAAAGGGCGATAGCGAAAGAGGGTTTCGCTTATCTCGTAGAGGGGCAGTTCGATGTTGTCACTCTACATAAATATGGGGTCGAAAACGTTATCGGTGGATCTGGAACAGCATTTACCGATGACCAGGTAAAACTCATCATGCGCTTTACCCAGTCTGTTGTGATGATCTACGATGCGGACAGCGCAGGGATTAAGGCTGCTGTCAAGAATAGTGAACTGTTATTGACGGCAGGAGCGAGCGTCAGGTGCGTTCGCTTGCCGAAGGGATATGATCCAGACAGCTACGGCCGGCTCTGCAAGGATGGCGTAAAACAGAAATTAATCGATGCAACCGAAACATTTCCGAAGGCGATGAAAAGAATGCTGGTTCCTCGCGGATGCAGGGACGAGGCTACAATCGCTTCAGCCATGAATACTATCGCTAATCTAGTAGCATGCGTGCAGGATGCCGGACTGCGTCTTGAATATATGAAGAGCATGACTAAGGATTTCGATACGAAGATGACTATTCTGGAAGATAAAGTTCGGGATATCCGACGTAATGCCGAGGGTCTCAAGAAAGAGGATATGCAACAGGGTATTTTTGGACTTGATGAGCTGAAGGATAATCTGAGAAATAACGAGCCTGCTATCGTGACATCTTCTATCGATACGTTCATGGAGTCTTACGGAGATAATCCGATTGTGTACGTAGCAGGCGTTCCGTCGGCTACCGATATCCAGAACCTCCGCCGGATCTGCTGCTATCTGGCCACAACTGAAGAAGGCTGCAGCATAGATACGACAACGGGCGATGATAGCAGCTATCTCTCCGCCCTGGTCGAGATGTTCAAGGCAGGAATCTCGCAGATAAGAGTCATGCACGAGGATAAAGTAGAATCCTTCATAGACTTCTATATACGTATACATGGAGATTTACTGTCTGGTTTCCTGGGCGACAAGGTCCCGATCATTACCAGATGTATCGAACTGACCAGCTATGCTGAGGAAACCGTGATAACTGTCAACAAGAATCATTACTGCAGTAAATTAGGGCTATCCAAGGGCCAGTTCGATGAGATCCGTAAGCCGTTCGTCAACAAACGGAAGAACGTCATGAAAGCGAATGCCCTGAAAGACGATCTGTATGATGACGACTTCGACGGAGATGAGGTTCCTAGCTATGCGAGGGAAGGCGAGTATGCCCAGATGTTTCGCGAGTGCAAGTATTATCCTCGACTGAACAAGCAAGGTATACCGGTATGCTACATGTTCCAGAACAAGAACGGGCGAGGCTTCTCGCAGGTGGCCGACTTCTACATGGTTCCTCTCCTCCATATCTTCAATGAAGACTTTGAGCAGAATAAGCGAGTGCTGAAGGTTAATCGTAGATATTTCGACAAGCCATTATATATCGAGGTTCTTTCTAGTTCCCTGAAGAAGATGAGTACCATCGAGGATGTTCTTATCAACTACGAAGGCGTGAACTTTACGGATGGTGAAGAGTGGCAATGGAGGCGCATCAAGGAGTATATGAGCCGCCATTTCGTTCAATGCAGAGAAATCCAGACGTACGGCAACCAGCAGTCTGAAGGAATGAGCAGAAAGACCGATGAGCAGTTTTTCGCCTTCGCCAACGGCATAGCCCATGAAGATGAGAACGGAAAATATGTGTTCGAGAAGGTTAACGAACTAGGCGTAGTGACTCATAATCACATGAATTACTACCTCCCTGCCTTCTCTACCATATACGCCGGATCCGGAAGACAATCTGACAAGTACGAATTGATATCCCAGCTCGTGTACGAAGACATACCCGTTAACAAGCAAGTCACGTTCGAGCAATGGGCTTCGCTGATGGACAAGGTATATAAGATCAATGACAACGGAAAATGGGCAATCGTTTTCGCGCTGATGTGCGCCTTCAGAAGTAATATCCACTGCCTAGACAGACTATTTACGGCTCCGTTCTTCATGGGCCCGATGTCTTCAGGTAAGACTCAGATTGCAATATCAATCCGTTCTCTGTTTATAAGCCCGACTATTCCGATATTCAACCTCAATACAGGTACTGATGCGGCTATGAGCACCATCATGGGCACATTCCGTGATGTTCCTGTCGTACTCGATGAGTATAATAATAAGGATATTTCAGATACAAAGTTTCAGGCCCTGAAGGGTATCGTGTACGATGGAGACGGAAAACAGAAACGCCGTGGAACCTCGGGAAGGGATATCGAGAACGATAAGGTATTTGCGCCTGTGGTTATCTGTGGCCAGGAGACCCCTCAGCGAGATGACAATGCCCTGATGAGTCGTGTCATCATCTGCGAGGTTCCTAAGCCTAAGAATAGAACCCCAGAGGAGACCAAACTGTTTGAGGAACTCAAGAATATAGAGAAGAATATAGGGTTATCAAACGTATTACTGGAAGTATTATCACTCAGGCCTGCAGTCATGGATCATTTCCGTGCTCTCAAGCAGGAGGCATACAGCGAGCTCAAGAGTGATGTAATCAATTCCGGAGAGATGGACCGACTCATGAAGACTGCTTCTCTCTTCCTCGGCATGGTGAAGCTCGTAGAGCAATATTCCAAGCTTAAACTGCCGTTTACCTACGGCGAGTTTTTTGCACTAGTGCAGGAGAAGATTAAGTTCCAGTTATCTCTGATCCGAAGCACGGACAAACTTGCTATGTTCTTCAACGCTGTGAACAACATGATAGATACCAAACAGGTACTCATTGGCCGAGAGATGCTCATCGAACAGCCTAAGAGCGTTACCGGTAAGGATTCGCATGGCGACAAGAAGACGTTTGGTTTCGATCCTGGCACTCATATCCTCTTTCTGCGCCTGAGCAGCGTATATTCCATCTACGACAGAAGCGGATATAATAGCGAGAACACAACGTTATCTACGCTCGAACAAAACTTGCGCTCTCATCCATCATATATTGGAACCGTTCCTTCAAGGAGGTTTACCTGGGAGGAGACAGTCGAGGTCGCCAAACAGGACGACCAGGAAACGATGGTGAGAGTGCGCATGGAGCGTTCTACATCTACGAGTGCTATTATCATCGATTACGACAAGTTTATGGAGATGTACAATATCGACTTCAGACGAGATGGCACATCATCTGATAAGGCAGCACAGAGTGCAGCAGAACCCCAAAAAGGAGCTGATACAGATGCCAAGCAATCCAGACCAGGTTCCCTTCCGTTTGACGAGACAGATGCAGGCAAGAATGGTGATTTACCGTTCTGATAAGAGTCGAGATGATGCCTTATATTAGGTATACAATACCCCAATTTAACGATACAAAGATACGAAAAATATTCGAGAAAACCAAAGATTTTCCGCATAAAATTGAGTTGAATTTTGCATATTTTTACCCACGTAAACCCGGGAGGGTGAGCGTGGGTATTTCTTTACATATTCGTGTGTCACAGATGCGAAAAATCCCCCGTACCCCCTAAAATTACAAAAATAACCGAGAAAACGAAGTTTTGAAAATCATTTTCAGAAAAATGCCTTCCTACAATCCTACAATCCTACAAATGCATTCCTTTTCAAACTATTAATATTATCTATTTATCTTATTATCAGTATGTTATGTGTGTTTTTGTGTTTTTGTTGTTTTGTAGGAAATGCTGTAGGATTGTAGGACGTTGTAGGAAATAGGAAATTTTTACATTTTGGCTCTTTTGGAGATTTCGTCCTACAGAATACCCCATTTTGTAGGATTGTAGGACGTGTTGGGAACGAAAAAATGAGTGTGTAGGACTAAAATATGTTTGATAAAATTTGCGTAACTAGCTGAAATTTAGTATCTTTGCATTCGTAAGCCTGCAATTTGTAGGATTGTAGGACGGTAGGAAGCAAAAATAAGCAAAAACGATATGGAAAGAAAAAAACGTCTCTTGAAACGAACAGCATCTGTCAGAATAGAGCCCTATCTGGCAGAGTATATTCAGAAAAAGCTAGAAATTGAGCCAGAAACAGGCGGAGTAAAAATACCATACACCACAGATCTGTATTATGTGGTGTGGAATTGTATGGCCAAGCCGGATCCTCACCATGACGTCATGCAGGATTGCAATCTCAAGATATATCTACCTTCCCGGCGTTCTAATATGGATGGACATCCGGGTAAGGATCCCGCTTATTTCAACTACCTGTCTAGTGCATCAGCGAAAAAGATTGAAGATCATATTCGGCTTCTCTTCAATTTTGAGTTTCATCGGATTATGATTGAAAATGAAGAGCTGGGCAGACCGATGCGGAACCAGGATGTGGTGGATAATTTCATCAGGAGGTACGCTCTCAAGTCGATATCACCTGATGCGCTTCTGAAGAACTTTTATCGCTACCGCCAGCGACTTTTTCCAAAAACTCTCCGGAAATACCAAAAAAAACGGGGTGTTTAATTATTTTTAATACATACTGAGTACAAATCTTTGTCACTCAAAAATTAGCAATAATCACTCTAAAAGTTAACATTATGAAAGAATTTTCCTGTCTTTTAGTGATTTCCATTCTCGGAGGCACAGAAAGAAACATCGTCCTCAGCGCCGATCCGTTCACATTCGAACCTTCGATGACTGAAGAAAATGGAGGTGTATACTGGGATTGTGGTAAGACATTTATTGTTGATATAGCGGAGGAGAGCATTTTTAATGAACTAAAAGTTCCTCGTAGCGCTATCGTCACGCTCGCAAGTGTTGGGCATTCTGACGCACGTACGTATGATATAGGTACAGAAACAATACCGGCGAAGGTTCAGCTCGTCAGGCATCTGAATAAGGCAAAGCTTATCGTAAAGTGTAAAATGCTTGCAAATCCATTGTTTTAAGGTCTTTTATATACCTATTATATATATGTACCTTTGTGGAAAACTTAATCAAGATGGACGAAATACAGACCCTTCTGCTTTCCACTCTACCTCTATGGATTACTGAGGATGCCTACCGTCAGCTGATGGTAGCTGCATTCCCGTCGAATGGCACGGTGGTAAGCTTCGAACAGAAAAAAGCCGAACAGGCGATGAGTATTCCTGAGATTCGGGAATATCTCAAGACTCATACATATTATCAGTACGAAACCCACGAAGCGCTGCAGGCGATATCCAGTAAGGCATCACAGAGAGAAGAGACGAAGGATGTTCAGCTCACGGATGAATATGATTCGCCATCTCTGAATGATGGTACAATCGCATACCATCGTGTATTCGGAGTCGTGACTGCAAACAGCTATTGGTACTTCTCATCCAAACAGCTGGAGCAGGACATCATTGCTGCGGAGAATAATACGCAGATATCCGCACATCTCCTTCATATTAATTCTCCTGGAGGAGAGGCGTGGTACATGGACCGTTTGAGCGAGACTCTCCGTAATGCGAAGAAACCGATTCTTGCCATCTACGAAGAGTACTGTGCATCCGCAGCCTATTATATCGGCTGCCACGGGCAGAAACTCTACGCTACCACCAACCATGACTTCGTAGGATGCATTGGAACCATGTGTTCATTCTGGAACTTCGAACCATACTTCGAGAAGTTGGGACTGAAGAAAATTGTCGCGAAGGCTACCAATTCTAGCCGGAAGAATAAGATTTTTGAGGACCTGAAGGACGGTAAGTCTGAAGACTATGTTAAGAATGTTCTTGATCCGATGAATGAACAGTTCCTGGGAGAAGTGAGATCTCAGCGTTCCAAACTGGCAGAACTGGATGATGATGCTCCGGTACTTCAGGGCGAGAGCCTGTATACCGCTCCAGCCGAAGAGGTCGGTCTCATTGATGGTAAGCGCACCTTACTGGAGGCGATAGCGGAGGTGGCACAACTGGGAGAGGCCTATATGGGGACGCAAAGCCTTTACGGATTTAGCTAATATATTATTTTTGTTTGATTGTTTTAATATTTAAATGATTGATTTATGAATTTCAAAGCAAAGCTTAACAAAGTTCTCGAGAAGCTTGGTTTCGTCAAGAAATTCGAGAACAAGAGTCTTACTGCGGAAGAGTACAAGACTCTTTGCGAGGAATACCAGAAAGAGTACCAGAGTACGCTCATGGATGACCTCGCTGCGGAGAATAGTGCAGCCGAGCAGGCGGAACATCAGAAGCAGATCAATGAGCTCTATGCCATCGTCTCTAAAGCTAACAAGTCAAAGGATGATGATCCCGACGGCGATGGAGGTGGCGAAGGCGATGATGATGGCGACGGAAAGAAAAACGAGAACAGCCAGCAGAACGTCAGCTTCGAGAGACTCTCAGCAGCAGTCAATACACTTGCTGAGAACATGGTAAAGATGGCTAATAGTACAGCAGACGACAAGCCTGCTGCTCATGTTACTGCTCCTTCTATTCCTATCAACGGTTTCGAGACAAACGTCAACTATCTCTTTGGTATCGAGCATTCAATGTTCGATATGAAAAAGCGCTGGAACCGTATTGTTGCTAACCCTGAGGTTGCCTTATCTTCTAAGCCGGATGAGGAGACAGACGGCAAGGCCTTCCGTTCTGAGGCGATGGCGTTCGCGAGATCACTCCAGGAACGTTACAAGTATCACCAGGTACGCAACGAGCTCGGCAATGTAAAAGCACTCGCTTCTGGCCAGTTCGCTACTAATTACTCAGGCGTGGATAATGCCGGATTGGGCGACCAGTTTGTTATCCTTCGCCAGGATGCGCTTATTGCCCGAATCCTTGAGCTTCGTAATCTTACAGAGTTCTTCCCTGTTCGCTATGGTGTTCAGGATCGCGACATTCTCTTCAACGCATTCTTCGATGAGGTATCTCAGGGCTACCAGGAGGGTGAGATCTACAAGGGTGGCATGCAGCTTGAGAACGAGATGGGCTATGTCGATGACGCCATGATTAAGGTTAAGTTCGGCCCAATGAAGGAACTTGAGCGTAAGTATATCGCCTATCTCAACAAGGAAGGCTCTGACCCTATTAAGTGGTCTATGGTTGAATTCTGCCTTCTCAACCTTCTGAAGAAGGCTCAGGACGAGCAGAACCAGCGTCGTATGCGCGGTATCTATGTAAAGCCAGAGACTGGTCAGGCATCAAGCTACCTCAATGCAGGTACAGGTATCTGGTACACATTGCTTCGCTATATCCACGATTACAGCATCAAGCCATTCGCCAACAAGAGCTACAATACTTATACATCAGCTAATATGCTGGATGCGGTTAAGGAGTTCATTACCGACGTTAAGACTCACCTCTCTGAGGGTATGACCATCGATAACCATGTTCTCTATCTCAACGAGAACCATATTGACTGGTGGCTTGCTAACTGCCGCGAGACTTATGGTAAGGATCAGGACTTCACCGGTCCTAACGGCTATAAGAACCGTGTCCCAGACTCTACCATTCAGATTAAGTGGCTCCCATACGAGGGTAAGTCTTGTTGGATGTTCATGGATGTCCCTGGCAATATCCAGTTTGTCGAGAACCTCCCTGGCGAGATGTTCGCCGTGAAGATGGAGGAACAGATGGAGATGGTTCGCGCATGGAGTACCTGGAAGGAAGGTTGTGGCGCAGCCTTTACTGGCCGCAAGTTTGATAACAAGGCTGATATGGATGCCAACGATTACGAGTTCCAGCAGATCTTCACCAACCTCCCTGCAACTGTTATTGGCGCAGAGGTCAACGGTGCAAACGGCTTCTGGCAGATTACAGATGCTACTACTACAGCAACCGCTATCGAGGATATCACGAATGCGAAGGCTGGCGTAGCTTACTGTATCGAGATTGGCGAGGATGATACCAAGCATCAGCTTACCATCGGCAAGAGCGACAAGTTTGCGAATATTACCGCAGCATGGACTCCTAGTCAGGTTGGCGACTACATCATGGTCATTCTCGGTAAGGACGAGAAGTTCCGTGAGCTCGAACGTCGTGTAGGTGGCAAGCGAACCATTAACAAGGCTGTCCAGCCTAATGTTCCTGGTGGCCGTTAGTCCTTATTATATATATTGTTAACTCGTAGGTGAGGTACGGCGTACCTCGCCTACATTTTCAGAAAAAATTATGAAGAAAAACAATATTCCAGTACGTTCTCGTACTTATAACCCTAACAAGGGTTATCATTATGCCCAGCATAAGGGCCGTCTTCTCTTCATGACGCTCATTATGCTGCTCGGCATCGTTTCACTTCTGCAGATGTTATCTGATCCTACATCTACCTTCGGTATAGGTGGCACAGGAGTCTCTATGGCTTCGTTCGTTGCGCTGACATCTATCGAAGATGTGACAGACCGAGATACCCATGGTTCTGCCATTGCTTACCAGGTGGTGCTGGTTCCAACATCTCTGGTCGATATAACGAAGGCGTTCCCTCAGCCGGATAAAGACCGCATGGTGAAGGCTATTCCGTTTAAAACGGCTGCCGCCGACACCCTGAAGGCATACCTCTTCGATGCACACGATATTCCTACGTTCACGGCTACGACAGAGAAGGGAGATATCACGACATCTGGCGAGAATAACCTGGTAATCATTATGGGTGGTACTCGCGCGGTTCTCTATAACTTCATCGAGCAGTATGCTGGTGGTAAGTTTATCATTCTTTACAAGCATGTAAAGGATACGCAATGGTATATCGTCGGCGAACCTGAGCGCCCTATGATTCTCAATAACACAGAAACTAAGGATGATAAGGATGGCCGATATACAACCTTCACCTTCAAGCGCACATCTGTAGACCTTCCTTGTCTGTATGCTGAGGATCCTCTTGGTGTGACAGCTGTCGAGGCTGCTGCTCATTCAGATACGGCTCCTGGCACAAAGCAGAATACGGCTTCTGGTTCTTCAACCGGTAAGGCAGTTTCTTAATGTTTTCATTTTATTTAATTATTGGTTAGTTTTAAAGGTGTGTCGCCACAAAAAGGTGGCGCACCTTTTATAATATATATAAGGTATGATTAGTAGAAGAGAAAAATTGCAATTATTTAATAAGCTTAGAGGAGTCGGACACGCTGAAGCCGACCTTGCTCTCCTGGAGGATGTAAACCCTCGCCATCCTAAACTTACTCGTTTCGCCCGCGATCCGCAACGGTATGCAGACGAAATACTCTACGCTCTTTTGGATGAGTGCGATGAAGGGGATATCGTAGATCATCGAATTTATTTCGAGAAATTAAATGAAACTATTGACGATACCCCAGCTGATGATGGGCAGGGACCAGCAGATGGTTCAAGTAATACTCCAACTGGAGATGAGCAGGGACCGGAAGGCGGTTCAAGTAATACTCCAACTGGAGAAGAGCAGGGACCGGAAGGCGGTTCAAGTAATACTCCAACTGGAGAAGAGCAGGGACCGGAAGGCGGTTCAAGTAATACTCCAACTGGAGAAGAGCAGGGACCGGAAGGCGGTTCAAGTAATACTTCAACTGGAGAAGAGCAGGGACCGGAAGGCGGTTCAAGTAATACTTCAGCTGAAGAAGAACAGATACCTGCAGATGGTTCAAGTAATACTTCAACCGAAGAAGAGACTCCAGAAGGTGAAAGTCAGCAGGAATCAGAACAGCCTGATACTGCCGACCCTGACGAGGACTCAAAAAAAAAGTAGTTCAAAAAGAAGAGGAATATCCTAACATCGACTGGGATAACCTCTATAATGAGGACGTGCAGATGGCGACCGTCATTTATAACGACCGCATCAACACATGGCGCAAGATGAAGAAACTCGACGAACTCCTGGACAAGAAACCAAAGGCGAACGATGTGGCTGCCATGGCAGAACTCCGCATCCGCAACCTTCAGGCATTCGATGAACTGAAGGCTTACAACGATACCGGAAAGTTTCTATACAAGCATCCATTACTGAAGGGCAAGTCGGAATTCGATGAACTCGTGAAGCTCTTCAAGAAGGACCCTGCCGAGTTTCTTCATAAACACAAGAACGTGCTCGATAATATCAAGCGCTATAAAAGCTACATTAAAAGAGATGATCGCAAGGACAAACGTGCCAGCGACCGTGAGAACCTCCAGCGTCATCAGGAACGTGAACGTATGTTCAAGATGGTAATGGAACAATATAGTGACAAATCAGATAAATCAGATAGATAAGATGGATAAGACGGAATTACGGAAGATTGCAGAAACCTGCGTCTCGATGGTGAAGAACGGAGGTGTACTAGAGCAGGCTCAACTCAAGGCAGACGAGAAGATAGCCGAGTTGGCAGCAAATGGCGACCTCGATGCCATCAAACTACTGAATGAGCGGATGCAGGATCGCGAAGAACTGAAACTTAGAAAGGAGTTGTTTGGCGTATGAAAAGCGAGATAGAAAAACTGGAGAGCGTTCATCCAGACCTCATAACCACCTTTCTGACTACAGGTGAGGGCAAAGGCATTCCAGAGGATGTGCAGACCTTTCTGAAGCAGCTGCAATGGGCAGTCGAAATCTACGAGTATGAACGTAACATTACCCGTGGCGCCCGCAAACTCAAACAGCGTATTGCTTCGCAGCAGAAGATATCCCTCGATGTGCGCACCTGTATGACTCGTATCAATCAGGCAATATCTTACTTTAATGTAGATTGCAATGTGGCCATAAAAGTCTGGGAAAATGATTTTGCCAACAAGTACGAGGACCTTGCCAAGCTCTGCTCTGCCAAGCGTGACTATAAAATGCAGAAAGCCTGTATGGATCAAGCCCTGGAATGCCGCAGACGTGCGTCCGAACAGGCAGAGGCAGATAGAGATCTCGGAGTTGTGTTCCTCATTACACCAGAGGTTACCCCGGAAGAGCTAGGTTTTCAGAAAAAGAACCTCAAGGAGATTGCCGGCAAGTACAACCGCGGTTTTTATATATCTCTCATCGATGGTTTGCCTATTGAGAGTTCAGAAAAGAAACGTTTGCTTCGTGATGCAGATATTCAGGAAGCTGAAATTGTGGAGGATCTAAGTGATGAGCCAACTGATTTTGAATGATAATACTATTGGCGATTTCGAGCATTACTACATGAACAACATGCAGCTGCTTGCCAATATCATCGACCCCAATATGCTTTTTGCCGAGGTTGCCCGTGCCGGAGGTAAGACAGAAGGTGTGACTGGTCCTCGCCTGATACGAGTTGCCAACGATATGCCAGGGGAGCTATCTTTTCTGGTTCACAAAACCTACGTGGCGCTGATGACCAACGTCTGGCCAAACATCCAGGCGTACTTCTCTCGCCAGGTAGTTGTGAACGGGCAGCAGAGATCCATGTTGGAATATGGTATTGATTACGTAGTAGGAGAGAGCACGCTGCCTTCCCACTTCCGGAAACCCCGATACCCGATTGCCTATGCCAAGCATAGCGTGATATTTCGGAATGGCGCTCACCTTCAGCTCGTATCAAGCGATCAGCCGGAATCCGTTGCCGGTAGAAATGCCGTGCACGCCTTCGTGGAGGAGATGAAACATAATAGCGGAGAGAAACTTAAAACCCGACTGTTCCCGTCATTACGTGGAGGTCCAGCCAATGTGCGCTGTTCTGCTTATTATGAGGGCGTTACAGGTGTGAGCGATACCGCGCGAGTTGACCTCGGCGAAGACGATTGGTTTGAGGATTATGAAAAGAAGGTGAACCCGAAGCTTATCGAGGAGATTGCTACCGTGTCGCTAGAAGTCAATAGAAGTCTATATCGTCTCTTCGTGCTCAAGCAGCAGGAACGAGACTCTAAGGATCCTGTTCTCCTGGAGAAGATGCGACTGGAGTCTGTAAAACTTAATGCCTTCGTGGCGAGATGGAAACCTCGACTGGCAGATATGCGCCGTAATGCCATCTACTATATTCGCGCATCTTCTTTCTGCAATAAGGATATCCTGGGACCGAAGTTCTTCAAAACTCAGTTGGACACTCTTGATACGGATGAGTTCCTCACGGCTATCTGCGCCATCCGCCACAAGGAGGTAACCAATAAGTTTTTTATCAACTACGACCACGTAAAGCATCAGTTCAAGGATAGCTATAAGTATGAGTCCATCCTTCGCCTGAATCTGAAGGATAGGTTTATCCTCACGGCAGAGTATCTTCTTCATTACGACCCTCAGGAACCGCTCTATATGGGATATGACCCTGGCAATTTCCAGTCGCTCATCGTTGCTCAGAAGAAAGATTACGGCAGGCGTCTCGACATCATCAAGGAGTTCTTTGCCTTCCTGCCCAAGGATTATAACGACCTTGTGGCAGAGGTGCACCAGTTCTTCGGATCTGCAGCCGTCAACAAGACCATCTATCTCTATCCAGACCGCGCCGGCAATAAGCGCAGGGAGGAGCGGGAACAGATAACTACCGACTCGCTCAATCTGAAGGCAGCTCTTGAGTCGTATGGCTTTATGGTGATACTCTATAATGAAGATGCGCCTACCATCTACCATTGGCAGCAGTTCAAACTCTGCCAGATGTTGTTCGGAGAACGCAGTCCGCTTCTGCCTGTCATCCGTATCGACGAGAACGAGTGTAAGAACCTCTGTTCTGCCATCATGATATCTCCTCTGAAGAAAACGGACGGAAAGATAGAACTTGATAAGAGTTCGGAGAAGAAACAGCAACTGAAGAACCAGGCAGGGCTTACCACACAGCTGCCTTCTGCGATGATTTACCTGCTTTACGGCCTTTATTCTGATGCCGTGAAGGCGGAATTAAGTACATATCCTACCGATTTACCGGATAATTTCGAGATATAAACGCAGAATAATGCTGCATTTCTGCAGTAATAATTTTCACGAGAATATCAATAATTTACGGAAAATGAAAGGGTATAAATGCTAAAATGCTGATAATCAGCCCAAGCGGACCGGCTGGGAGAAAAACTCTCGAAATCACATCACCCAAACGTGCACGCACCGCTGGGAAGGGAAAGAGAGGTGCAGGCCTTACGTTTCTCGGAAATATGACGGGGAACAGGTGCAGCCGGTCTTTTGCAGGGCAATAATTTTTCACTATCTTCGCATCATTATGAGCAAGACAAGTAAGAACATCATCATGGATGGCATCACGGCACTCCAGTGGGCCAGAGAGATCAGTAAGCTACCCGATGGGGAGTTCACCCTGGTTTTCTTTCCTTACTCAAGGTCGAGAGGCGAGGCGAGCGCAAAGCTTCAGGTACGCCGGCATTGTAAGTATCGAACCCAGTTGCCGAAAGAACGTTTCGCCATCGATGGAGAGAACTACCTTCTCTATACAGACGAAGATGAAGAGCCGAAGATGTGTTACCGGATTCTCATCAGGTACATGGGTTTCCCTCAAGACGGATTTAAACTTCACAAAATAAATTGGTTATGAAAGAATACGAAATAGACATGTATGGCAACGCCGGCATCTACCTTGCCGATGGCAATACCTTTACCTTCCAGCTAGGTGAAGGCGACTCCATCTTTGGTGCAGACCAGCTCTTCCAGTCGCCACTCCTGGAGTCTCCGTTCGGTGGCACACTCTGGATGCAGCAGCATCATTATCTGGGCATACAGGGATACCAGGTGTTGATGCGTGGTCACAACAACCAGCAATGCGACGAAGTGACCAAGGAGATTAAGGAGAACCGACTGCTCCCACGTCTCTACTCCAAGGAGATCAAGATGCTCTATGGCCATGGACTCGTAGTATACAAGCAGGCTATTGAGAACGGCAAGCTGGTACGCAAGTACGAGGAACAGCCTGAAGTAATGGAATGGCTCGACTCCTGGAGTTCCCGCGGCATCCCTTCAGTCGAGGAGTTCTGTAAGACCTGCATCAAGAACTTCTATTACTTTGGCGACTTCTTCGTGTAGTGGCGCTTCACCCGAGGCAAGATAATAGGTATGGGCAAGCCGGTGGCTGCGCTTGAGGCGATGGAGAACCGCTACTGCAGGCTGGCAACTACCCGCCAGGATGTTGCTTCAGAATTGATTTCGTACGGAGACTTTAAGCAGGTTGTAGTAGGGCGATTCGCCTATGGCTTATCGAGTTACTCGGTTTATCCAAAGTTCAGCTTTAACGAAGTTGACAACTACCGGTATGCTGCGATTTCTCATCACAGAGAGAAATCAGTAGACGAATTCTATGGAGCCAACGAAACGCATCAGGGTGCTCGTCCGTACATTCAAGGTAGTAACAAGACAGCCCGATACATTAACAGTTTTCTGAAAAACTCGCTGGCTGCAAAGGTTAATGTGATCATTACTGCAAAGTACACTACATACACAAAAGTGAGGACGAGCGCAAAAATTACGAATCCTGACATTTTCAATCTGAATTTTATTTGTTATTTTTATTGTTATCATACTCAGAACTTACATCCGACGAGTCGGCGTATTTTCCAAAAAACAGTGCAAAGGAACATATATTTGTGCGATAAATGAAAAAACAAAGCTAAAACTGTTTCAGTCTTAACACAGATTATAAAAGAAGTATGATAATATTTTAATAATCATACTATAGAATAACGAAAGGGCGTATAAAACAAATCGAGTAGGAGGTAAACACTAATCATAGGTGTTTTATCTCCTATTTTCATGTT